TGAGGTAATCGCTATCGTTACCATATTTTTGCCAGAACATGTTTCTATACATCGCCTCTTCTTTCGTGAGTGGAACATTATACCCACGCGCTCTCTCTACAATCATCCGAAACTCTTTAGGTGAAACGTTCTTTTCTGCATACTTTTTTATGGTGTCAACCCAGTTAGTGCCCACCGCATCACTCATACCATCTTTTCTACGCCATAAAATTTCATCTGGAAGATACCCAATAAACAGGGATCGTAAAACATTCTTTTCAATGGAATGAATTTTCAAATTTTGGTTTATACCCATACACGCATCGATGAACCGTTTATCTAAAAATGGTACAACCAAATCGAGACCATGTGCACCGGCACATCTATCGGCTCTCAACCCATCAAACTGGTGAATAAGTTTTAGACGTCGCATATTCTCATGTGCAAATTCAATAACACCGGGCGCTTTGTGAAAGTATAAATATCCACCCAATAGTTCATCAGCCCCTTCACCCGAAAATATATACCGACAATTCGTCTTTTCCTTGATATATTTACATAAAAGCCACATGGGTGTACTTGCGCGTATAGTCGTCGTATCGTATGTTTCGGTGGACTTGATCACGCTAGTAACAGTATCGATACCTTCCTGTGTCGTAAATGTAACCTCTGTATGATCCGTGTCAAGATATTCAGCCACCTTTCGAGCAGCTGCGAGATCAGGACTATCGACAAGTCCAATCGAAAATGTTTTAATTTTACCTATTTTTTCAGTTGCGATAGAAGCGATCAGACTACTATCGAGGCCACCAGATAAGAGAAACCCGATATCCCGCTCCGTATTATCAAGTCGTGTGTGTACAGCGTCAATAAGTGTCTGTTTAAGATTTTTTGTGGGAACGTGTCTACGTCCCGGGACTATATCCCAATAGGTATTGTAATAGCACGTGAAATCGTCGATATACGAATCGTATACATGCCCGGGTGGGAAAATGTGGATTTCAGTTTTCAGTGACAGTAAAGCCTTCGCTTCACTCGCGAATGCGATAGAGTTTACATCGTAACGCGTGTAGAACATGGGGCGTACACCCACCGGGTCACGTGCAGCAATCACACGGTCGCCGCTCGTATACACCATGGCAAAATCGCCGTTAATTTTATCAACTGTTTTCAGTATTCCATACTTCTCGATCATGGGTAACAAAACTTCACAATCACTCGTACCCTTTTTGTCTCCCGTCCTAAATTCCTTGTGATTATATATTTCACCGTTACACACGAGCATACTTTTATTCTGTACGAATGGTTGCATACCCGCATCTGTCAAGTCATTGATTGCTAGTCGATAAAAATCCATCCGACACTTACCTACTGTATTGGTCCTGTAATCATTAGGTCCTCTGTGCGTTAGGAGATTAGACGATATATCAACCTCACTACCAAATAAGGTAATTATCCCACACATATTACTATATCAATTGATTATTTTAAGCTGTATTAAAGTTAAGGAGTGTATATAATATAAATGGTTTCCATTATATACACGCCAACATTCACCGTTTACAACACCGAAAAGAAGGTTAAGAAGGATACCAAACACTGGCGTCAATATTCCACAAAAACATCCGAGAGACCGCGTATGAATTTGACCATGACCCCCCCACCAAAGACATTGACACGAGACCGCGTTGTAGAATTGGAAATGGAAGTAGAAAAATATAAACGCGTTAATACTAAATTGAAACTACTCGTTGGATGGAATGTACGCGCGGCACATTCAACCCTCAAAAGTTCGCAGGATATACTCGAAATAATCGAGAATCTAGATAAAAAAGAGGCGGTGGCCGAAACGAGGGAATCGATATTGGATTAATTGAGATGCTTTCTACACACAGCGCTATACATGTCACTCCCCCCTATAAGTTCAAGTTCCGTATTATTCACCATACGTTTCGTAAATGGTCCCGGGGTTCCATCTTTACATGTCATACACAACGCAGACAATTTTGTGACCTCCGACGCGAGTGGTATACACTCGATCAGCTCACCAAATTTTCTCTGAGACGAATCCCCATCAAGTCCCGCGACGATAACACTCTTGCCAATACACATAGAACATTCGATAAATCTTTTCAAATCGGGGAAGAATTGCGCTTCATCTATAGCTACTATATCAGCACTGTCATACTCCGTCTTGTTAATTAAATCGAATAGTTTTATAGTCTTGAAACATTCAAACGTTATATTATCATGTGATTTCAGGACTTCATCTGGGGATCTAGTATCCTTTGCAGAGTTTATCACTATTATTTTTTTTCCAATAACCTTCAATCGTTTGAGTCTCCGAATCATTTCAGAAGTTTTACCTGAAAACATATTCCCCATAATAATTGTGAGGACCATCGACGTTCTATTTAAAATAAAGTTTTTTTATAATGAATTTGAACACATATATTAATTATCTAAGTATCAGATAGATGAAGGTTCACATTGTCGGTGCCGGACCTACAGGTATGTCCATCGCATGGGAACTAAAAAAATATACTGATCATGAAGTCGTAGTGTACGATAAAAAGACTTCCGCGGGTGGATCGTGGTGGGAGCCTTCAGTGACTTCACGCGATCTACACGCACACAGGATAGTATTCGATAGAGCATTCATCAATACGAATAGTTTATTCAGGGAGATGGGAATTAAATGGGATACTATATTTCAAAAGACAGACTCGAGTAGTGGACCCGTTATAAGTAAGTATCTCTCAACGGGAGACTATCTCACACTTTCGTCGCTTGCCATTAGAGTATTAGCAATGCCATGGAAGTATAAGAAAGTGTCACTCAAGGATGCGATCGGTGCGTTATCTGAAAATGGTCAAAAGTTGATGGAAGCTATACCACTCGTGATAGATGGAGTACCATGGGATGTCATGACAGCGTATGAATTTGTTAAAAGTTTTGATCACGTCGGTCTTTCCAAAGCTTACACACAAAAGGTTTCAGGTAAAGTCATGGGTGACGCAATGCATGAAGCCCTAGTCGAGAAGGATGTTCAATTTAATTTTGGAAATGAGCTAAAGGATGTCATCTACCGCGAGAATGGATTTACAGCACATTTTGAAAACGGTGAAATTATCGAAGACGGATTACTCGTATTGTGTCTCGATAATAGCCCGGCTATAAAGTTTGTGAAAGATAATTGGGGGAGTGACGCGGTGGATAAGATAAGTCCGAGTACATACGGTGCTATAAACGTTATATTAGAATACGAAGAGGAAATATCTATCGCGAGTGATTTACAGTATATAATAGATACGGAATTACACATTCAACCCGTCGTTCTTTCAGATAAAAAGACTATTTCGTGTGTCATATGCGATTTAACCGACGAGATCATTCATATGGATGAAGATACGCTCATAACAAAAGTTATAGAGCAACTCGATATTGTCAAACCATCAAAAGTGCGTATCGGTTGGGGTGCTGAGTGGAATGGCACTAAATGGGTATTTGACCAGTCATCTGGTGTGTTGAACCCCAGGGGTCATCTCCCCTTCTTCGGGGTATCTAAAACAGTTGCCATGTGTGGTATGATGTCATATAGAAAGACCCCATATTCCAGTATGGAAGGTGCCATCGAAGTGGGGCGAAGGTTTTGTAACAAAAAGTTTGGTACGCGTAAACCATCACGACCTTTCATGGTCACCGATATACTTTTGTTATTCGTAGTATTACTCATCGCCACTTTAAATAGGAAACGTATATACAAAATGTTTAATGGTAAATAATTATATCATACATAAATAGATCAACATGATTCCTAAAATCGTGTACACTTTCTGGGATGGTGAGATGGATGTATATGAACGGGCCTGTCTCCAGAACCTAAGGGATACAAACCCGGATTTCGATGTGGTACTTCTTTCATCGGACAATGTCGAAAACAAACCCATAAATTACGACGAATTGTCTAGACAAGCAAAGTCGGATTGGGCACGAGTTGAAGCGGTGGAGAGAACCGGGGGGGTTTGGATTGACATGGCGTGTATCATGCTTAAACCGATCGAAGCGTGGGTGGATTTCGATTCGGATATGTTTCACGGGTTTGAAGTGCCGTTTGCTTGTCCAGTTATAGAGAGTTGGGCGTTCGCAGCACCCATGGATTGTCCGATCGTGAGACAGTGGAAAAGTGAGCTTAAACGTGCGGTCGAGAGAGGCTTTGAGACATACAATCGTGAAAACGATATTCCGTCATGCCTGGAGGATCGCCTTCCGTATCTCACGGTTCATCAGGCGCTACATGTCGCCTGGCATAAAATACCAGATAAAAAACATAATATTCGGCGTTCCACTGATGAGGGTATGCCTTATCACATTATATCCAAACATAAATGGAACTATGTACATTTTGTTGATGAACTAACAAGGGAGTCACACTTGGATGATATATTCATAAAAGTCAACGGGAATATGAGAAAGGCTATAAAAATTGCGGGTGTCAGGGAAATGAACGCACACGAAAAATCACATAAAGACAGGTATTCCCACGTCGAGCGAGTTCTGAATATTCGTATCGGTCGGGATTGGAACACGTGGATAATATTGTTCGTGGTTCTTATATTATTGATCATCGGCACTTTAAATAGGAAACGTATACACAAAATGTTTAATGGTAAATAATTATATTATATATAACATGTATAAATACCTATTCATTATCCTATTACTAATTCTAGTCAGTGTTTTGCTTTTGAGATTTTCGTCTGCTCTTAATAAAAAAGATGATTCTTCCACCGGTCAGACTGGACCTGGTCCGGAAACCCCAAACACTCTAGAGGGTGATGTCATCGTTATCACAGACGAGGGTTCCACAATTGAGACCCAGACTTCAGGAACAGAAACCTATATTGATATGCCTAGGCAGATCAGATGTCGTGCGAGAGATACTGACCCAAGTTGGTGTGGTGATATTACTCCATCAACAGAAATGAATTACGTGTTTGACCCAGTGGGTGGTAGTATTACGGATATAGGGGGTTTTGAGACTTCGTGGGACGCGGATACGAACCTGTGTGCGGATGGAACACAAAACTGTATCTACGAAGAGAAGTTTGATGAGAACCGCAGATTGATCGGTATTACAAATGCACAGGGTGATGATTTCATTCAAAAATTTATCGATGATATATATTCAGGGGCGATAGACTTCAATGTAACCAGAACTGTGAACGGTGACGGTGAGTCTCAAAATCTTAAAGAACTCTTACAAAAGATGGTTACTTTTGATCCAACTACCGGAAAATTAACCATGAGCGTACCGAATAGAACACCTCCAACTGTTGAAATAATTCCAGGTAATCCCACGAGGGGTGAAGGGGATATTGATGGTAAAATGAAAATGACAGTTGGTCAAATGGTCATGTTCATCATATTCTACTATTACTCTAACGACCTCCCCAAACCAACAATTAAATTAAATCTCACTTCTCAGGAGACTCTCGGTGATGTCTTCCAGATACTAAGAGAGGAGAGAGCGGCTGCGGCTGAGGCCATAGATCTTCCGGTGAGTGGGCCCGAACTGTCCAGTGCTTAAATTATTCACATTTCAATTTATACTCCAATAGATCCCTGTACGCAGCTTCATCAACTACTGCATCCATCTCTTGAGTTCACGTACAAAATCAACGAAACCAAATACAGCGATACTCCCACAAAATACAGTCGCCCTAATGCCTATATCCATATACATTCACTGTATATTATTTTAACTTTGATATAGTGTATAGGGCTAACAATGTATGCACGACATAGTAAATAATATTATAATCGTCTATCGATAACCTCTGTTTAATTTGAAAAACTGAAAATATATCGTATAATTGTCTGTTCTCATCTAAGCCACATTCTTTATTGTATATGGGCATAAGAAAACATCCCTGCTCTTTATTCGGGTTAAATATTCCCTGTAGAACCAAACCGATAGCGCTAAATAAAAGAATCGACAAAATACGTGTATCGTTGAATATAAATGGACCGAGATAAATGAAAACAGTCGTGATATTGTGAAGATAGTGTAAGATGTTATGCTTCAGGGGTACTTCCTTTTTACATGGATAGTGATACTTATCTAACATGTAAAAAATCAAACCCAATAAACATAAAAGTACAACTTTGTTCATCGTTCCTGGATTACGCGGATATTTTTATCTTCAATCGAATCAAACTCCTTCATTGACAGTATGAAGTTTGAATTTAAATTTTCTTCCATGTGACTGACAGATTTAACAGCGACCGCCGCACCTGTATTTAAAACCCAACTCAATACAATCGTACTCGGTGTACAATTTCGCTCTTTTGCGATCGTGGTAATATGTTGATCGGATAGAGCCTCTTTACACATCGGACTATACGCCATGACATTGATCATATTTTTGTTACAGTACTCATATAATTCTTTTTGTTGAAAATGTGGATGGACTTCAATCTGATTCATCGCCGGTTTTAAATGTTTTATTTTTTCAAGGTGTTCGATTTTAAAATTAGAAACACCTACATTTCTACATAAAGTTTCTTCGAGTTCCTTCATTTTCGTGAATACGGTGAGAACATCTGCATCGTATCGATCTCCACCCTTATACACGACCGGCCAGTGTACGAGATACATGTCTAAATATCCAATCTGAAGTGTATCTATACTTGTTTGACACGCACTTTCCACGTCATCGTGTTGATCATTCCATAATTTCCCAATGATAAATAAATCTTTCCTCGTACACACTCCTTCGTCGATACACCGTTTAATTTCGTTACCGATCATGGCTTCATTTCCGTAGAAGTGTGCGCAGTCGATAGTTCTGTATCCACATTTGATAGCATTATATACATCATTTTCATGTACATCATACGTTCCATACGCAATTTTATGCATTTCAGTTTTATTGGGAAATATCATGCGATCGATGCATGTATTGTTTAAGCCATAACATAATGCGTCGGTTTCGACTCCAATTGTATCGTCTACTAGATTTTCCCCAAATGAAAAATGAATCTGGTTATTTTTAACACTCTTATCATTATACATAAATTCAAACATTTCACTCAAGGTGAATGTATTACCACACCGAAACATTTTGGGTAGATGAAAGGTATCCGAATATTGTTTATGTAGTTTGATAAGTGTATCATCGTGAATACCCAAAACGTGTCCAACATGAGAAGCACCTATCATCCCCACGTTTACAGCTTCCCCGTGATAATATTCATCTTTTGACACGTACTCGAGTGCGTGCGCATATTGATGACCGTACATGAGAATCGGGTGTTGTTCCCATGGATCACTTCGTACGTGTTCGATTTTAGCTTCAATCGTTTTCATCACATTGGAAAACATGTCATCATCCGAGAGCGTAAAATTTTCACACACCGCGTGTTTAATAATTTCCGCATACCCATCCCATATAAACCGCTCGTCTAACGTTTTCAGGAAGTCATAGTAAATATAAATATTCGACGGTACTTTGTAGCACCCGATTTGATTTTTTCCGTGTTCTGTATTTAGTGCCTGTTTATAAGATATACACGCATCCGTCATGGCGAGCAATGTTGTCGGAAAACTTACAAATTCCACACCTCTCTTATACGTACCCGCAATAAACCCAGCCAAGTTACTTACAGAACCGCCACCAACAGATACGACGACTACGTGTGTATCCATTTTATTTTTCCCCATCTCATCTATAAACTTTGAATAATATGTAAGGTTCTTGTATTCATCTTTGGCTTCGACCTCGAACACAATTCCATCGATTACCGGAAGCCCATATAGTCGCTTAATATTCGTATCAACGAACAATACAACACGGGATTTAATCTGCTCGATTGCACTTTTCCAATCATAGATGGTTTCAATAGTACATACATTTTCAACTCTTCTATTAATTAAAATCCTCATCTACTGTATATGAATATACTTTTATTTATTTTAATGATCATTCACGCGGTGTGGATCATCGGATTCCAGACATTCGGTTTATTCGTGTTACCGAAGAAACTATATTACGTGTATCCACTCGCATGTGCACTCGTGAGTCTACACTGGGTTATTTTCGATAATAAATGTATACTATCCGTTCTCGAAAACAAGGTTTCTGAAGATAAAAACAGTAATGACGACACGTTTGTATACAACGCGATACGCGACAAACTAGGTGTTCCCATATATACACAAAAAAGATTCCAGCACGCGATGATGACAGCGAGCTTTATGTATGTCGCATATATATACAGAAAAAATCCTAAAATTCTAGCACTGTGTCTCATGTGTTTATATTTAAATAGATGGGAAGTGTGGTCTAAAAATTTTCTATAGATGTAGTATGAGCGATTGTTATTATACGAAATCGTATACAATCGACAATGGGAATTATGATGGAGTTGTAGAGTGTACCTATGTGCTTCTCATGGAAAATTCAGAAAGAGAAGAACGAATCATACGACAGATTGAAGAAGCTCAAATTACTAGTCAAGTTGTACTCCAGTATAATAAGGGATACAAAAAGTGTGAAAAATATTTACGAGTGAATAAACCAAATTACGATCTCGTAGATGCGTTGAAGAATGTTTTCAAACACGCACTCGAACAGGGATATTCCAGAATTATAGTACTCGAAGACGACTGTCAATTTGACGAACGTATCAGGGACCCTGTCGTCGTGAATGATTTACGTACATTCTTAAAAAAACGTGACCCACAAATATACAACTTGGGTACAACTCTATCGTTAACGTCACCACTCGACATTCTCCTCCACAAGAGGAATCAGCGTTTATTATATACCACATGCGCACACGCCGTGATTTATAACAAGACATACATGAAAAACGCACTAACACGCGAATTTATGATGAGTCATACAGATTTCGAGATGAATAGAGTATGGTCCAAGTATACATATACATACCCATTGGCCTATCAGTTGTTAGAAGAAACGGACAACAAGCGAGAGGGTTGGGGTTATGTAGCATTCATAGCCGATATTCTATTTAAACCTTTAAAGTTGGATACACAAGTACAACCTGGGTTTGACCGTCTCAAACTCACATTTGACTACGTGAGTATCATGTTATTCTTATTATTGTTATTCTATATAATACGAATTAAAAATTATATCAGGTAAATATAAGATGCCTCTCAGCGATGCAGCCATCACCAAGAAGGTTGGACAGTTGCGTAGAACCGAAGGTAAGATATACGCACCCCTCAAATATTTCAGGGGGCTTGATACTCTCACAGGGGTTGAGACACGTTATAAAAAAATGCTCAAACGGGACTACACCAAGTTCCGGACGGACAAGGGACAGGTTACAAAAACTTCCTCCTACACCCAAAAATTTAGGAAGATGTATCCGGGAGCTAAATCCCTCCCTGAAATTGCTAAGGCTACTAAGATTCCTCTGAGGACTGTCCAAACAATCTACAACAGGGGACTCGCTGCGTGGAGAACCGGGCATCGTCCGGGAGCCTCTCCACAAGCGTGGGGGTATGCTAGGGTCCATAGTTTCGCCACTAAGGGGAAAACCTACTACACGGCGGATAAGGATTT